GGTCATTGCTCCCAATTTAATTAGTCGGCCCAAATAACCAGCCAAGAAGAAGCCGGTCATCGAGCCTGCGCCCGATCCAAACTGAGAAAGAAATGTATTCGCCCTAGTTGGATCACCAGGGAAAGCGTCGTAGATCGCCTTTTCTGCTACGTCAGCTGCATGGGTTAGGGCGTTTTTTTCCCCAATCCCCATCATGGGACCCGTCCAGGGGTTCCCCGCTATGATGCCAATCGACTTGAGCATCTCTGGAGGTATCGTAGCAAGCCCAGATACTGCCCGATCAAATGCATCCCGAGCCGGTGTGAATTTCGGCATTGGGTGATTGGGATCACCCGAGAGCTGAAGATCCGTTTCCTTTAGGCTAGCCGCAGCATCTGCTATCTTCTTTTGATGCTCCCGCTCAGTGTACTGGTGGAGCATCTCCGTCGTCATGCCGCCAATCGGCTTGGCAATCTTGGCATTTGCGAATTGCAAATTCTGATTATAACGATCAGCATCCTCCTGAGTTTTGAAGACTGGTGGCTTACCATCAACACCGGGCTGTAGAATCCCCTCTTTCCCTAAGACATCTAATGCCGCAGCCCTGTTGGCTGTAACCTCAGCCTTCGATTCCTCAGGCGTCATGTTCCCAAAATCAAAAGGACTTTGGAGTGGATAGGTGACAGGCTTGTCAGGCTCTAGCCGCCGACCAAATTGAGAGGGCAGGGGAATGGGCTCTCGCGCTTTCGGTAGCGCTACGCCGAGATCGCCCTTTAGAGGCCTTCCAAACTCGGAAGGTTTCGGTATTGGGGCAATGAGATCTATGTACGGATTGTCCTTCAACACCTCTCTAAGAAAGGCGTCGGTGGGATCTACTTTTGGCAGAGGGAAAGAAGACGCCATTTTCTAAGGCCAAACGTTGAAGCCGCCGTCTTCAGTCTTGAAGATGACCGTGCTTAAACCAAGCTGTTTGGCCATTTGCGGCACATAGATGCGTGGATCAGCCCCATGCGGAATAACAAGAGCATTCTCCCTTGATGTTCCTGCCCCTGCCTTTGGCTGCTCAGCTGCGGCTGCTGAATCGGCCGCAGCAGGAGCTGTGGCTGAATCGACAGTAACTTCTCCAGGCGCAGCTGTTCCAGCTCTAAGGTCTCCCTTCGCAGCAGCTGACGTTCCACCGCTTGCATCTTCACTCTGTCCAAGCAACGCTTTCCGTGTTTGTAAAATAGTGTCTAAAGCAGCTTCAGCCGCCTTACGCCGATCAAATGGTTCAGCAGAGTAACTATCGGCTGCTGCCTTTTCCATCCTGTCAACTTCAACAAGAATATCGTGATTAATACTAGCTTGCTCTTCCCTGGTCATGTAACCAGCATCATTCATGCTTCTCATTAGTTCTTTAAATTTTTCAGCACCAACTGCGTTCTCTAATTCAATCCCAGGTTTAGCGAGAGCATCCAGCCTATCTTGACGTTCTTTGGCGTCAGCATAAGCCAGCATCTGACGTTCATCACTAGCTGCTGTGCGTAGATCGCCAACCTTATCGCGATTACGCTGATACGCACGATCCTCCTTATGTTCCTGCTCTTGCCGCGCTTCCCTTTGATCCGCACGTTTGCGATCCACACGCGCCCTATTGCTCGCCTGCGCCCCCGCGAAACCTTTGCCGAAAGCCATGCTCGCAGGCTGTCTCGGGTCAGCATAGGCTAGCCCAGTTGCAGCATCGGCAGCGAAATTAGACACTCCTTCCGGAAGCATGTTGCCCAGCCAGCCACGATCCGCAGGTTCACCATCAGCAGTGCCGGTAGTGCTGCCCGCAGTAAGCGCCTGCAAGGCGCTGTCGATTGTAGAGGTGTCGTTGCCACCACCAGTTAAAGCGTCCGTAAGGGTCTGGCTGGTAGCCGGCTGCTGAGCGGCTGCATCAAACCCCTGCTGTATGCGATCCCCATAAGGATCACTCGCGTTACTGCTGCCGATGTTCGCTTCCGATCCAGCAGGAGATCCCTGCGGAACAGCAACAACCTGATTAGCCGCCTGTCCCGGCACGTCCACTGCCATTATTGGCGCAGGAGCTACGTTAGACGCGCCAGCATTTTGACCAGCTATCACTTGCCCAGGAACTGTAGTGCCGGCAGGGCCTCTTAATACCGATTGCAACCACTGCATATAAGGATCGGCATTATACTGCTGCATCTGAGCATATGCAGCAGAGTCTTGAGGTGAGAGCGCCATCTTATTTCTTACCCTTATCCTTCGGCGGAGGCTTAACTAGGGTATTCAGAACAGCATTCGGGTCCCACCAATTGTAATCTCTGGAATGGATCTTCCCCGCCGCATCGATGTTGGAGATCACCATTGGTGTATGAAGGCCATACGAATCGATTTGCCCCTGAGTGAAGAGGTGCCGAAACGGAGACGTGATGATCGGGTTTGGCCCGCTCAACATCGCATTGTTAGCAGGATTGATGCTGGGGGGCGGACCATTCGGATCTCTTGGAGGAGCGGGCGGCGGCTTGGTTGGATCGCGCGGCCTCCCATCAGGGGGCGGTTTGGGTTTGGGTTTAGGAGGCGTCCCGGCTACATTATCTATCCCTGGAATATAGAGCGATGGCCGAGCATTCGGATCGTTAGCGGGCCTGATATCCTGGGCACCATAATTGTTCCCGTAATAGGACTGCGCCGAAGCAATATCCGGCAGTGTTCCACCAGTTTGCATAATATGCATCAGAGCGCTTAACTGGGTAGAGTTAGCGCCACGATTGTACCAGTCTATAAGTACCTGTTGGTGTGGCCCAGGAGGAATTGGATATTCTGGCTGCATTGTCTTGCCCTATCAGAGCCGATATTGCGGCCCGCCGCCACCGCCACTTCCGCCCAACATTCTTAGAAGTTGCTGAAGCGCGCCTTGCGGATTGCTCATCAACATGGATTGCCAGTTCATGCCTGCGGGGCTGCTGAGCAGTGATTGCAGATTACCCATCGGCGAGTCCCCAACGACACCACCCCACTGCTCACCGGAATTAAACTGCTCACCGGGATTAAGAGGAGGTCTCACCCCACCAGGGTAATGTGGTGCCGCCCCAGGATTAAGACCGGGCTTAGTTTCATCAAAGATCCAAGGCGGCGCACCTCCCGTCCATGCTGCATCGTTCTTCCGAGCGGCCCAATCGTTGTTGCCCATCGGCATGTTGCCGCCGCCACCCGGCGGGGTGCCATCACGACGGGGCGGTATAGGCATGCCACCTGGACCGCCCGGAAGAGGACCGCCGCTGTTATTCCATATCGGTCCACCACCCGGAAAGGGCAGGGTGCTATCACGACGAGGAGGCATACCTGGAGCGCCTGGGGGTCTTCCAGGACCACTGGGAGGCATTCTCGGCACAATTCCGATAGGGCTTGGCCTGCTTCTCTCGATAGGGCTGACACCATACGGAGGCGGAGACCGATAGCCAGGAGGGCCACCCGGTGTGGGGAGCGTAGAATCTCGGCGGCGTTGCGGATCTGGAGTCGGTAGCGTCGAATCTCGACGCTGGCCTACCATAGGCATGGCCGACCCAGCCCCTGCCATACGCCCCTGCGTCCAATAGCCGGGATTGCTCCCACCAGAATTGCTTAAATAACCAGCCATTTTGCGACCCTCCGAAAGGGGTGTAAGTGATGTTAAAGGTTCCATCTCAACCGCCCCTGAAAGCTGAGCCACCCAATGAGCCAAGCATCGCAGCTAACCAATTATTGGGCTGACTGACGGTTTGCGTCTGGGCAGTCGGCGTCGAGCCCATCAGGCCCCCGAAGATATCCCACTGCCGGAACGGCCACTCGCGTGCGTTCAGGAATTCTTGATAGTAGGCGTCTGCTTTCTGCTGCGCATTTTGTTGTTGCTGATCACCTACGCCAAGCAGCGAAAGCGCGCGATTGAGGGCCGCTTGATCCTCCAGCTGGGTATTTTGATCAAATCGACCAAGATCGGCAGCGCGCATGCCCATGCCGGTCTGATAGGCGTTCGAATAGGCTCTCGATGTAAGATCACCGATCTGCTGATTTTCCATCTGCATCTGACCGGTCTCAGCTACACCGTGACGCGCATCCCCATAGGCACCCGCGCTTGTCGCCGCATCTCCGATGTCATTGCGCTGGATCTGGCCCGCCTGCTGCATGTCTCTGATGGAAGGCTGAAGAGCATTTTGCAGATACGGATCCATGTAGTCTTTGATCTTGCCGAGCTGACCATTCTCATCGACAAGCCGCTCGTTAGAAAGCTCAAGCGGTGAATTGGCGTATTTTTTTACGGCTCCGAAGCCAGCCCGCTGATCAGGCGTGAAGCCAGCGACCCGCTTTGATGCATCGTAGCCAGGATAGGTCTGGTTCATAATGTCCAGACCAAGCCCAAGCGCACGGTTCTTTGCCGCCAACAGGACCGGGTCATCGATCTTGTTGGTCTGCTTCGTTTTGTTATCGCCGCCAATGCACATATTCAGCGACCCCTATTTCAGAAGATCAGCGAAGCCGCACCGTATATCCAACTGGGGTGTAGCCTACTATTTCGCCTATCCTGCCACGCTGCTTGGCGCGTTCCGGATTATTCACGCGAATAAGGAGTGGAAGCTCCAGTCTCTCGGCTTCCAGCGTGGCGGCTTGCATTAGTTGGATACCAACTCGCCCACCACGATATTCGGGAAGAACGAAAAAGTAGGCGTCAACAAGGACATGGTGGTCCGAATAGCGCAGCTCACTATCCTCTATTCCGAGCAAGCCGACAAGAGTGTTATCCTCTTCGGCCACAAACATATCTAGTTGTTCCACCAGATTGGTCAGGTCAGCTAACGCCTTGGGCCTGTTAGGTGGCGCAACTCCATTCTCGGCGTGGAAATGCTCCAGCAATTCGGAGAGTGCAGGGATATCTTCTTTTTGCGCTAGCCGGATCATGGCCATGGCAGGATGCGATACCAAAATATGAAAGAGAAAGCAGTAGAAACAGCTGATCCTGTAGTGCTGATAATAAACAGAACATCATTGTTAACAGGGTCAGACTCGATCTGCCCAGCACCTATCAAACTACTGGTTCCAGTTCCTACGGCATCTCTTGGATTAGCAAAATCTGAAGGCACCGGAATCGACAATCGAAGTTTTTGGGTGTTTTTGCCGGATTGTGGGGTTAGATTAAATCGACCGAACACCCCAACCAATGGGCCGATGTTGACATACATCGATTCTAATGGGGTTACTGCATTCACAAACTCGACAATGACCGCTGTAGGCGTATAAAGCCCCATCTTAAAATCAATCAGATCGGCTGCGGGCGCACCTGTGATGCGGATCAACTTGTCGGCAGCGAACGTAAGAGCGTTGATCGTCTGAAGGTTGGGCTCTACGGATATCGTGTTGCCAGCGATATCAATCCCAGCTCCTTCAGCCAGATCAATCGAGATCGTGTTGCCATCAACCGCAATCCCAGTGCCCGCCTCTAGATCCAGCGATATATTCCCTTCCCCATCGTCATCGCTATCAACCTTGATCCCACTTCCTGAGTTAAGGAATCTGAACTCCTTCTTTTTGTCAGACCAGAACAGAGGTTTGTCGGCATTCGGATCCACCAGCGTTGTCGGCAGATCCCCCACGCTGCCCTCATGCGATGCCAGCTCCACTTCGTTCAGAGCAGCCTCTATGCGCGCGATACGGGTTTCCGGATCAAGGCCAATTTTCGCACCAAATTGGCCTAGCGCTAACCGCCTCATCGGCGCGATCCAGCTTCTTGCGTCTCAGCAATCGGAACCCCCATGCGCCAATAGCCATCCAGCACATTCTGAGTAAGCTCATACCCGATATAACGCCCTCGCACGCGGATGTCTTTCATCCCAGTTACAGGCGTCAGCGTAAAACTCTCGCTGTCAGCATTCACCGTCTTTAAACTCTCCCTGAATTGCGAATTATTATTAATAAACTCTGGCTGCATCATAGGGCGATCCTGCGTAAATACACGTCCAGTGATGTCGCCAACTTGCCACTCAAAATCCGGCGAGAACCCAAAGATATCTAGATTTTTTTCAGCGCCATCGATCCGATAGAGACCAGATTTTAACGTAGTTATGAGCGGTTTTGCCGATGGAGTATCGTTTGGTCCACCAGCATTAACTCCCACCTCGTGTTGGTAAATGAACCCATCATTGGATCCAAGAAGAATGCCCTTATTGACGCTGAAGGCAGCACTGGTGCGCGGCAATTCACCAGCTCCCCAATACCAACTGTCAATATTGACGAATACGTAATGCGTCGGCTCACTCGCCCCAGGAGACGGGGGTTCTTCCTCATATAGCCCACCGTCCGAAGGACCCGGTGTTCCACGATCCTTCGTATTTTCAGCGTTACCTAAGGCCGCCGTCCACCACACTTCACGCTCTGCCGCATTATACCAACAAGTCGTCTTTCTGCGGTTCAATGGCGTCATATTCCCATAGAACCAAGCATGGATATCATCACTGTTAGGAATGCCCTGCACAGAGCCATTGAAGATGTGAAAGCCATTGGTGCCAGCCCAAAATGCCGCCCCTTCTGCCATGCAAAAGGCACCCGGCCCAACCAGACCGCAATTCGTGCCAGCCATTCGTGACGAATAGACAAATTGCCCGCCAGTGAATTGAAATACATAGAGTGATGTATCCGACCATACGAGCGAAACGCCACCTCCCAGCGAACCTCCAGCAATCAATACATTACCTTTCGCCAGTCTCCGTTCGTTAGCCTTGCTCGTCAAACCAGGGGTCCAGTTCTGGGGATTATCCTGATCTGGCCAGGACACCACCATGTTTTTACGCAAAGCAAAGATGAATCTCTCTTCTGTAACAAACACATAGATTACGTCGGTGGGGACGGGTGTTCTGTTAGACATAATGTCAGGGGGAGGGTCAGGAGGAGTAGCAGTAGGGGGAGGAGGATCAGTGAGATCCACTGGTATCGCTACCGCCCTGACATTATCTTCCCGATTCCACCAATAAATCGTTCCGCCTTGATATGCGGCAATTAGCTTAGTGCCGTAATTATCCAGCGACCAATAACGGGGCGTGATCTCACCCTCAACATCGCGTGCAGTGCCATAAAAATTATGACCATCGGGACCACCCTTCCCGTAAGGCCCGACGCCATATCCTTCTGTTTCAACCGCACCCGCTGTTCCAGTTCTCACTTCGTATCGTAAAGTGACCGTTGGTCCGCCGACATGTGGTTGCGTAGATCCGGCTGGCTGATCGACAGTAATGCGATAGGCGTTAATGCCGAGAACATCGAAGATTTTATATGAACCATTGATGACTGGATTTGGCGCTCCGAGAATTGGATCTGCTCCGCTGATAATCACGGTATCATTAACAAAAGCGCCATGGCTGAGATGACTAACTGTAACTACATCATCCCCTTCTATCGTTGTGAAGGGATCCTCCACAGGGTTCGTTGTATCTGTGCGGATCGGCGTAATATTTTGTGGTGCATTTGATTCCTTAGAGATCTGTGAGATGTAAAGACGCACATCGGTGCCAACCGCATACACCTCTAATCCAGAAGCCACACGCCACACATGCGAACCACGAGGAATGCCCTCAAGTTTTTGAGGGAATAGCTTTATCCAGCCACCGATTTTCTCGGCATGCCCGCCAACCCAACGAATGTGATTAGCCTCCACATAACGCCCTACAGAGGCAGCAAGGCTATCCGTCTTGACAACACCGGGAGGGAATTGGATCTCCATCTGGTGTCACAGATAGTAGCCGTTAACGAAAAGTTGGAAAAGCGGTGCCGGCCCCCCAGTTGGCGGTCCTGACAGTTGCGTAAAATCCAGCGTGCGAGCCGCGACCTGTTGTGGCGTCTGCATCATCACAATCGCTTCCGATGTAAACGCATAATAGCCTGCAAGACGAATCTCCCCCAATGCCGCAGCAACCCCTGAACCACCTGTGGCTACCCGCACCTCTAACAACCCAGCACCTAAATTTCCCCTTACATTTACACTAAGCCGTACGGCAAGAGCTTCGGGCGGAACGAGGGGAAGGCTGATGTTGCTAAAGTTATTATTGCCCCTAGGAACAGGACGCGCGTCCGCCTCAGCGCTAACTATGCTAGCCATATTGCCGGCTTGACGAAAATCGATGAAGTTTTGTGATGCGTTCGTGCGGGCGCAGCCAACAAAGCCATAAAAGGTATAGCCACTAGGGAGAAAACCCGATGGGAGGGCAACCGCTCCGCCACCAGTCGGGCCTGGACTACCATTGGTTCCAGAGAGCATGGCATCAACGGTGCCGTCTGACTTGGCAATTAGATAAATTGAATACCAAGTGTCAGGGGCTCTAGCGATATTCACACGTCCACCAGCACCGCCTAATGTGATGTCAACTGGTTGCGATACAACACGAAAAGCTCTCAATCCTCCTGCCGTTGATCGAAGAACCGCAGCATCTGCCCTTATTATTATGTGAGTGGCATCCGTTCGATCCAAAACCAAGTTCCTATGAAAACAAAGCTGATTGGCATTGCCGATGGCGTCGTCAGGAGGTGGATTAAGGAAGATCCAGCAACCGCCAGTGATCGCGGTGGAATTATAAATAAGCTCTGCGATATATCCGGCTTGAAGGTCCCCTACCGCTAGATTTACAAATTGACCAAGAGATTGTTTCCGGATCGGCTTTGCAACTAAATCACCGTATTTAAGCGTTGGATTAAGGTTCGTATTGTCCTCATCAATCCTTGCCCGAATGAGCAAACCAGTTATCAACGCCGGATCGCCGCCGGTTGCGTCAGGCGAACCGACATGGAGAGGCGTGTAGGTATAGGCTACCCCCGTGCCACTGGTGGAGATCGTTCCTCCCATGTCCCTGAAAATACGATCGACACCATCAAGGCCAGCATTAAGCTTATTGCCCCAGGTGTTATCGCTTCCACCGATTTCCGGTTTGGTAAATTTATAAAGGGTGGTGACTGAATCTGGCATCAGCTTACCTGCACGTCAAAGGACATGCCACGACGCACACGGTCATCGAGCACTGTGCCCTTCTGAATTTCGGATTGTGCTAAAGTGAACATCGTTGCCGCACGCTGTTCGTCCTTCAGAAAGACGTAGGAGAACCCCATCGCAGCAAATTTAAACGGATTACGCCAATCCGTCGTAAACAAATTGGTGAGATTGCTTGCTGAGAGCGGTTGGGGTCGCTCATAATACGAAAACCAGAATTTGAAATCCTCATCAGCCTTCGTGTCAAAATACATCGTGTCGCCAAGGATCGCAAAATAGCGTGGGGCTGATTCGCTTAGCTCGCCATCCGTGCCGGTTGCACGGCGATAATCAATCTCATCTTCAGGCATAAATATCAGATCATTAAACCCGACCATGTAAAGCCGGATAGGATCGAGAAACAGAGAGATTAGAGGCTGATTCTCTTCACCGGAGGGTGGCGCAAAAAAGAGGCTAATCTCCGATTCTCCCACCGGAAGAGTAAGTGGGATCCGCTTTTGCATCTTGCGGACCCTCATGTTTCGGGAAAGCCACTCCTCAGTGTCAGCTACGATATCCTTCGCCACAGCTCCCGACGCACCCGACACAGAGTCAGAGTTGACCCATGATGCAACGGAGCCTGGAGTAGCCTTGCCGGCAATCAGCGTATTGTAATCCACGCAAGGCCCCCAGCTGCCTTTTAGTGATTCTGACGTAGCTGCTCGTGGAGCATCGCCTTCGCATGGCGTTCCGTCTTCACAGCGCGACCGAACCGCGACTGGATAGCCCTTCGAACAAACTCGAACGGATAGTCCACCTTCCCATCCAAGTAGTTGATCGGGTGGAAGTCGTTGTAGTCGGTAGCGTCGTGTGTTCCTTCAACCTCGTCGCTGGTAGGATCCGGTTGGGATTTATCCCCTGGCTTGATCTCTACTTTTTCGAAGTTGAAATAAGTCTCTACCCCGTTGCGCACCTGCGAGAAGAAGGCACCGGTCGCATTGCCATCGGCATCCTTGTCCGTTCCGTATGTCTCGCCAAAATCGCGATTGGGATTGAGCCGAAGACGTTTTTCTTTCAGCTCTACCTTTTTGCTCTGCAAGGCAGAAAACTCAGCAGAAAGCTTGGTCATTGCCACTTCGGGTGCAGATGCTGTTACTGCCACTGTTTCCTCCTGCTGATCGGCTTCCATATTGAAAAGCAGCTCAGCTGCCTGCTCACGCCAACGCATGTTGCGAATCTGGCCCCGTAGACCCAGCTTCACATCCAGGCGATCAACCTCGTCTTCAGTGAGATCGCGCACTTGCTCAAGTGTCGCGATCCCTTCAGTTGCCAGCTTGTCAGCTGTCCGTTGGGCGATCCCGTCAATTTCAGTCAACGCCGCAACATGGCTCCTAATATTCATGTTGCAGTGCCCCCTACGGAATCCGCTTGACCTTGTTGCCGGAAACAGATGCCGACAGATCAGACATCCCGCCACTCGACAGCATCGTCATGTCTGCCTTATGGCCAGGACCAGTAACAGCCTTCTCCCGATACGGGCCGGTCTCAGTACGGATCTTCTGCCCACGCGCAGAAGATTCAGTCACACAACAGTCGCTCTTCGCCATAACTGTCTCCTTGCTTACCCATTACCATGGGTGAAAAAAGTCATCGTCTTCGATCATGCTGCGGACCCGGCTCCGGGCAGAACCACCCAGAGCCGTTCTAAAGCCACGCATCTCATCGAAGGCATCGGCACGGTCCAAACTCATCGAACCCTTGCCAGACTGGCGTGGGGCTCTCGCCTCACGCGTGAAGCCGTCCTCCAGCGCGTTACCACTGGAGGGGCCGCTGTAGTCCTTCTTACCCTTCTCGCCGCTGGACTCGTCCAGCATGCTGTAAGAAGTGTAGGTGCGGCTACGGTACATCATGGGACTACGTCCCCCAGATGACTTCACAGAACACGTTTCCAACACCGCCTGGAGTGCCTACTCCCGCAAGCAATCCAATCTCTACATCGGTGTCAGCCGGAATAACCCGGTTGATCATAAGGGCATCGAATGCAGCCTGATCCGGAGTATACGTGCTGCGAACTGACCGCCCCTTATTGACCGCAAGAGTGGTGAGATCGAAGGCCGTGCCGTAAGCGGCTGGGGTAGCAGTAATCCCAACCTGAACCTTTGGAGCTGTGGTCGATCCGGCCAAAGCTGTGCTGATACCCGTCACACCGTAGTCATACAGGAGACCAGCCTTGCCTTTTGGCCCCCTGAATCCATACTTCTGATCCGTTGCCAGAGCCGGGAACGGAAAAGAGTACCGGGTTGGTTTGTTGTCGTAAGCCATGTGTTTTCCTCTCAGTCTGGGGGTTAGGCTGCAGAGCCCCACAGGATGACACGAGCATTCGTCGCATCGCTGTGAGTAAGCCCAAAGCCACCGCAATAATACCAAGCCGCAGCATGCGACCGGCCGAAGTCAGACGGGATCTTTGCGCGAACCTCTTCAGGAGTAACCACGCACTCCATCACAGTGTCGCCGCCAAAGAACAGAACCCAGCTGGATTTTGCATTGTTCCAGGGGTCCGACACATTCCCGAAGGCATCGAAGGTCGTTGAATCTTCTGCGCCACCCTTCGGAATATTGGTCTGCTCGACAAAGACGAAGCCACCGTAGCGACCCATCTCCGACTCGAAGATCATGTTCAGGCCCGTCTCGGTGTAGACGTGCTTGACCTCAAGATCGTCCTTCAGCGCACGGAAGGTCGAGGGATGAGACGTTGCGATGTATTTGCCAACACGCGGATCAGGCGGGATATTCCGCTCACGCATCATGTCGTCCACGAGATTGATGTGCTCGCTCGACAACTCGATGTTGTTCGTGGTGACAGTAGTGCCGTTGGTGGTTACGGTCAGCGCCGTAGTGGAAGTGCCGCCCGTAGGCACGACAACGATCGGGGTGGCCGCAAACTGTAGCCACGACGATGCGTCAAAGAACTTCCTGGCATTGTTCGACAGCGCCTTGTGGACGATGTCTGTCACCTGAAACTTCGCCAGCATCTCGGATTTGCTGGTGAAGGGCACCGCAATGCCGGCCTCAGTTACGAGCAGGCTGGACTGGGTGAAAGGGAAGGTTGTCTCGGGAATCGGCTCCAGCTCATCGAGCGCTCGCGCGGCGACGGCAGTGTCTCCGAAAATGTCCCAATAGAACCTATCGCCCGTATGATACGGCTTGTCCGCTTCAATCGGGTCCGTGAATTGCCGCATCGTCGCCAGCGGCTGAAGCGTCGTCCGAAGGATGTCGCTCAGATCTGCGTCGGTGCGGTATAGGAGTGTCTCGTTGCCACCCCATACAATACCTGCTGCCATAGTCGTGATTCCTCTTTCATCTAGCGACGTGCCGAACTGAAAGAGGAATGGAAGGATGAAGAGGAATTAAATGGCGAATTTACGCCTCGCCCGCATGTCTGCGACTATATCGGCAGTGCTCTTGGGCGCTTGCGGCATAACTCGTTGAACTGTGTTAGCCCGTCGCGGGTTGTTGCTCTGTTCAGCACGCTTCTCAGAGACGCGTGCCTGTGACCGGTTCTGTGACTGCATTTGAGCCGGCGTCTGGGGCTGGGGTTGCTGATATTGCTGCCCACCCGCCTCAGGTTGAGGACTAAGCAGTCTAAGCAGATCACCCTTGACATAATTGGCCGCCGCATCAGCCAGCGTTAACGGATCGCTGACTGGGAACCCTCGTTCGCGATACTGTCGGTGCCAGTCCGCTATCTTCTCGGGTTCTCGTTGTACCGCTTGGAGATGTTCCTCAGCCACCCCGATGCTGCGCATTTCCTGCAAGCAAAGATCGTTGAGGGTAATCACCGTAGCGGCACCAAGACGACGGTCTCGATAAATCTCTGGGTGTCTACTTTGAAATTCCGAAGTTAGCGCGTTGGCTATAAGCTCGGATTTCATTCCGGCCATAGCGTCCCGCGTGATCTCGTCAGATGATTTCGACGGCCCTTGCTTGGCAAGGATGCGCCGTTCGATGTCATCTACAAGTGACTCCAGGGCTTCTGTCCCTGAGTCTTCGTCCCCAAGCTGTATTTCGCTAACTACCTTGCGAAGGTCTAGTTGCGTTTCTTGCGGTCTGGTACCCGCTTGCTCGGATTGATCAGGCGGTTGGTGTTCCGACTGGTCTTGGCGTTGGAGATTACCAGAATTTCGCAGCTGCGCAAGAGTGCCTGCCAATTCTGCGCGAAGTTGTTTTACCTCAGGCAGCGCTTCTCTATACGCAAGGTGCTGCTGAGCCGCCGCAATCATCTCTTGCTCGGTCAGCTCATGGTCTTGATGATTGACTCGGAGCTTAAATCGCCTGTCCGCAGGCGTTTCGGCTTGCTGTGCCGGCTGCTGTTGCTGCGGCTCCTGTTGCGGCTGCTGGGGTTCTGGCTCTTCCGCCCGATCCTTTTGAGCCTCCGATGCTTCCCACTCCCGCCGCTGCCGAATACGGTCGTAGATCTCTGCGCGCTTTTGTTCGATACGAGGCCTAGGAGCTTCCGCTTCAGGCTGAGACACTTTTTCCTGGGCGGGCGGCTCTTGCGGCGGCGGAGCGCCACCTTCTACCGGTTGTTCAGCGATATAGTCGCCCTGGACTTCACTCATCCCGTTGCTCCTTTTGCTCCTGCGCTCGTGTATCCAGCTGACTAAGCCGCTGCTGGGCATTCGCCCCTTCACTCAACTGCTCATAAATCCATGCCATCACCGATGCATAAGGAGCGGCCTTCTTTTGCAGCTCAAACAATTCGCGCTCATTCTTAGGGTGCATGGTTATCAGCTGTGCAGCAGCATTGCTCGATTCCAACAAAGCGTATTTTACGTAGTCGGCGAGCATTCCATCGATTTGTCCCACCAACTCGCGACGAATATTATTGGCCTTAATAACAGCCTCACCCAACATCGTGCGTTGTCTGAATTCGGATGGCACCCCGACAGCTTCTTCGGGGTCATAGTCGTCCATTAAATCTTCGTACTCGCTCATAACCTGCTCAAGCTGCCAGCAGCAGAGCTACCACAGCTTCCTGATTCCTAATAGCCAGCTGCATAGCCTTTTGTTTTTTCTCGTCAATATCCTTCTTAAGGCGGGTAAGACGCTCTTTTCTTTGGTGAACAACCTCAGCTTCTCGCGTGGCGACTTCAGCCTTGCGTTGTTCGCGCAGTTTTTCAAGTTCTACGCGCGCCTGCGCGATGGCAACAGCAGTCTTTGTAGCTTCCAGCTCACCCTTATCGCTCTGAATAAATGCTCGGGCAGGTTCTGTGACTGTCGGCTCTTTAACTGGCCGCTTCCATATAGCCTGTCGCTTCTCGTGAACCTTGTCCTTAAGCTGTTGAACCTGCTTTTCGGTAAGAGGCTTAGTAAGCGTTAGAGGCTTACGCTTAGGCTTGTGCCTTCTTTCCTCAAAACGAGTGACGGAAGTTCCAAGGTTGGTTTCCTCCTCTTCAACAGGCGCTCCCTCAACAAAACCATTAAAGTCAGCAGTATCGCCTCCGATTGGTTGACCACCAGTAATCAGGGGATTGATACGGCTCCCCGCACCCTCAGTAACAGCTAAACTGCCGGCAATAGGCACCGCACCAACAAATGTGGCGCTGTCTGCGCCACTCTCCGTAGCAACAAGGCTACCTTCGATACCGGCCTCTATCGACCCAACAAAAGCTGCCGTATCCGCCCCAATTTCGACGGCTGCAATCGTGCCCGTAATCGCCGCATCACCAACAAAGACGGCAGTGTCTTCACCGGTCTCTGTCGCAGCAAGTGAGCCAATAACCGCAATCGTGCCATTGAAGACTGCTGTGTCTGGGCCAGCCTCCGTTGCAGCCAGCGTGCCAGCAACATTGACGTTGCCGTTTAATGTCGCCGTATCCGATCCCGACTCGATTGCCGCCAGTCCAGCTGCAATGGGAACAGTGCCGGTAAATGCTGCGGTATCAGGACCCGTCTCTGTCGCAGCTAGTGTGCCAGCGATGGGAACGGTGCCCGTGAAAACAGCCGTATCACTGCCGGCCTCCTGCGCAGCGAAATCACCGACTATGGTTGATAGCGCACTACCAACGAAAGCGGCAGTGTCAGAGCCTGTCTCGGTAGCAGCAAGATTACCTGTAGCGGTGACAGTGCCGGTAAATGCTGCGGTATCAGAGCCAGTCTCTGTGGCTGCAAGATTCCCGACACGAGCAGCAAGAGTCTCTTTGAAAGCAGCATGTGCCGCTGCCGCATCGACAGCCGTCGCTGGCACAAAGGTCTTGGCGGTACCAGTGAAGATTGAATAATAATGACCAACCGCCATGTTGGTCTGTGCCGTTGAGCCAGTGGTGGTTGCAGTGCCCAGCGTAGTGAAGCCAGCGGCAGCACCCGGCACTACGTTATTCTCATCGGCAGCGCAGCCGACGAACAGATATTCAGCCGATGCCAGAGCAGAAATGGCGGCAGATGGATCTACGCCAGCGTCACCAGCTGCTCCCGCCGATCCAGCTACGCTGATCGTGCTTCCAAAATCGCGTGGATAATAACCAATGTGACAGGCACGAGCACGTGTCGTCGTCGTGTTAGTGATGGTGATCGTGCCACCAATGGGAATGGCATTGGTGGTGACCTTGTACCAAATCGAAGCGTGTGCGCCGGTCGCCGCAGAGCCCTGCCCGTTGCGGAAACCGGTCGCCAGCGTATAAGCGCCATTGCCAGCGTTGTCGGCTACACCGGAGATATCATCGGCACCTGTTAAATCGGTAGTGCCGGCATTATCAGAGGCAACGCAAACAACGCACAAACTGCCTGCTGGGACAGCAACAGCGAGCGTATGGACGAGAGTGGTACCAGTTTTACTGTTGGCGCTGCCGACGACAACAGGTGTGCCGAAGGCCATTTAAGCCTCTTAGACAGCGTGCGTAATCGTCGCCGTGCTCATCGTGACGTTCTGACCGTTAGAAATAATCGTGTTATCGAGAATTACGTCGCCGCCACCACCCGTCGCAGTGACCGTCAGCCCGGTGATGTGAGCTAAGCCACCACTGGTCTTGATCTGCGCCTTAGCCGCTGTGCCAGCTGCCGTCGCTGCCACAGTGCCCGCATCCAAGGGTGTTAGAGTCCACACAGCACCCGTCACACTGCCCGTAGGTGAGCCCAACCCATAGGTCACGAGTACACCATCCGCAGCCGTAAGGATCTCGATGGTGCCGTTGTCAAAATACGTCCGCACAGCGTTCATGCGAGCCGTCTTGACCGCAACGTTGTAAGTGACTGCCATTTACGTAGCCTCTCCGTTCACATGCTCTACTCCCTGCACACGACCATCTTCGCCGTAGACCACGCGCTTCGGAGCCTGCATGGCTTGCATCATCTGAATAAGGACTTGCTGGCTCTGCTGCTGCGTCTGCGCGAGCATGGTAAGCGTCTGGGTGAGCTGGTTGGTGCTCTGCATCAAGCTCTGCGCTGCCTGCTCCATCGCCGTTTCCATCGGCAACGGCTCACGCGCCTGTTGCGGTGTCAGGGTATCTTGAGCCTGGGCTGTAGCCTCATCGATCATCTGCTTGTTATGCGCAGCTGCTCGCAGCCCAAAGTCCTGTTGACCAGTTCGCTGCTGATGCTGAAAATCTCGTTCAGCTACCGCCTGTTGGTACTGTGAGTCGCGTTGCTGCTGTTCAGCGTTTCGATCAGCCGCTGCTTGAGTCGCTGCAAATTCACGATCCTTATTGGCGAACTCACGCTCCCTAAAGCCCAGCTCTTGCTGCGCCAACTGGTTGGTTGCCTGATGCTCGCGATCAGCCTGCCGCTGTTGCTCAGCAAATTGACGCTCCTTAATCGATTGTTCTTGTTCGAATCCCTGCTGCTTGAAGGTTTGGTCCTGCTGAAGGCTCTGCTGCTTGAAGGAACTCTCTTGCGAAAGGGCGTCAATCTCAGCCGCAATCTTTTGCCGCTCCAGCTCCAGCTTCTCTCTTTCGACTTGGTTCTTTTCCTGCGCGAGCTGAAGATCGACCTGTTGTTTTTCCTTCTCCAGCTCCAATCGCTGAGCATCAAGATCCGCCTTTCGCTGATCCGATTCCTGCTGTGCCTGGATCTTCATTTGATCCGAGTGCATCTGCGCTTCAATCTTCATCTTATTCGGATCATTTTCCTGCGCTTGCTGCTGCTGCTCCATCATCTTCTGCTCAGCTTCTTCGGGGCTGGTGAAGGTAAAAATACGTGCCGCAGACACACCGGTCGAAGCCCAGATTTCAGCAAACAGCTCTTCAGCTTTCGGCTGCACCTGACCCATAACCATGGGCGCAACCTTCATGCTCACATCGACAGCCGCATTAATGCGCTGGAGTTTCTGGACCGGATCCCCCGCTCCGGGTCCAATGCTTATCTTGGTTGTCAGCTGTCGGTCTAAGATCTCGTCCAGAATGAGATCTGCACCAAAGCGCTGATAGAGGTTTCCCTTTTTAGCCAGAAGCGAAAGAAGATTCTGGTCTGTCTCGTAATACTGCTCCAGCCACACGATGTGGCGAATTACCGGCTCCGCCCAGGTTTCCAAAAAGACCGCAAGATCGAAATCCTGCGTCGTGTTAGCGGCTGAACTAACCAGCTGCATGCCACGCGCTGTCTCACCAATCGCTCTGCTGGACTGCACAGTTGACGTAGCGAAGGAGCCGGCCAGCTCGTCAAACTGCGAATTAAGCCGATCCATCTCGGCATAGATTGTCGCATTCGGCCCCTGGATCGGCTGGAAGCGAATATCCTTGTCGAGATCAGAAACGCCTATGGTAGCGTCGGGACCACGCTCGCGAACCGCTCTCAAGTCTACGTTAGCGCCCATCCGGTAAAGCGTGATTGGCGCAATCGCCTGCTTCATCGCATCGATGCGCAGGTTCGTTGAGTCGTTGATCTCGTCTTGAAGGGGTCTCCACGCCTCAACGTGGGACATCGGGATGGCAACATGCGGCTCAATGGAGCCAACTCCCATCACATAAGGACGCTCGCCACGATGTGCTGGGTAATGCCCAACCTCACCCGTCTCACCGGGCTCTGAAAGCAGATGACGCGTACCTAGCGACCAAAAGTGATAGTCGATCCCATCCACACGGACGAAATTCTCATGCACCCACACAACTTCGAAGTCGTTGACGCTTGGCTGCGCACTGCGCCCATAACGGTCTTCATTTCCCGTGCGTGAGGTGCGAACACCGGTATTGCTGGTGTCGTTAATGGCATTCGCCATTACCTTGTCGGGGATCTCAAACCATGGGCCACCGCCCATGTGCTGGGACCCAGGCTTCATCATCGCCTTCACATCCCCAACCTTCATGGGATGTTTTACTATTAAGAATTGCCCGTCCTGAAATACGTCCCACCATGGAGCCGCCATATCGACAATGACGTTCTCTGGCTCGATGTGGTAAATCATCGGCTTGTCGCGCAGGATCTTACGCTGCACCGGCAATCCGTTCATGCCGACGACGTTTAATTCCTCAGACTCGCCCATATCCATGGGCATAGGCATACCGCCACCCATAGGTGGCATCATGGGCAGGTTTGGAGTAGGAGGCGGCATGCCCGTCCCCATAGGGGGCATAGGCTGCGGTGGAGGCATGCCTGTCCCCATCGGCGGCATGCCCGGAGGTAGCATACCAGTGTCCATGGGAGGCATCCCCTGTGGCGGGGGCATTCCTCCTCCCATAGATGGATCCGCCCCCATCGGGGGCGCATTGGGATCCATAGGCCCAGGAGGCGGCGCAGCCTGAGGAACGCCAGCGGTGAGGTCTACGTTCGGATCAGCGGATGGAGGTGGAAGCGCTGGATTGGCAAGATGCTGTGCTTGCCCAGTTTCCGGATCCTCCTCTTCGTCGCCCTCCTCAATTTTTTCCTGAAATTCCCAGGAAGTTTTGGCGACCGAGATACCAGCCACACAGACATCAAATCCCGCCCCGAGTGCCATCTTCACCCAAGGAATGCCAGCTTTCCGGCCAGTAGAGCGATCAAACCGATAATTAATCAGCGCATGATTTAACTCAGCGCTTGCCTGCTGATCAGGATCGGTATCGTCTTCTGCCGTAATTGTTACAGCGTCGTCGGTGCTAAATAGCGCTGCCCGAATGGCAACCAGCTTATTTTTAACGGCTGAGCGGGTCTTTGGAATGAACAGCCTTGATCGAGCCGAGTAATTCTTATGAGCGTATTTTGAACGATAGTTATGTTCGTTACGATAGGATTCATTGGAGCGAGCCATCGCTCCTCTGCGGCGACCGAGATCGGTGCTATTGGCATGAATGACAGCCGCACGCGCCATAGCCATCAAGCGCTTCGATAGAGCGTCTTTGTCTGAGTCCGGGCTGTCGAGCCCGACACTGGAAGAGTTAGCCGATCCGATAATCTGGCTAAGCTCAGCGCCACGTAATTGTTCGGCAGGCTCTTCAATCATCGCTGCCACTCACTCGGCAAGACGTATCGCGTCTCACCAGTTACCCAGTTGCGCTCCGTAAGCATTCCATGGATCGCACGGTGATTTCTTTTTCGCTCTGCTGCCCAGTCTTCCTCTCGCCGCTTGCCTCTTGGCTGGAATGCACGCTCTAGCAACTCACCAGCCGCCTTCTTCACAGATTTGTAGCCAGGATCGCTGGCCAAATCCCGAAGCTTAATCACATAAAACGTATTCTTTGGAGCAAGCGGATGAGTAAGTGTAACTATTCCATGGTCGCTCTCGTAATCGACACGAAAATGATGCCCAGGATATTCCTTTTCAGCCACCTGACCGATAGTCGTGGCAAGCATGACATCGCGAAACGCTTTGTCTTTCTCGGTGCGATCAGAATATTTAGCCAGCCACATCGGTTAGGGCCTCATGCAGTCTCAAGCAGCAATACGCCGCCATCTTCCAGCAGCAACTTGTCGCCACTTTCCAGAAGGAATTCGAAATCCGATCCAACGCTGGGGAAGTTCGGTATAATAGGCGCTGTTGCTATCCCCTGCATATTCCAGCCACGAACTACCCATAACCCAGCCTCAACGGCATCCGCCACCCAGTAGGTTTGCGCTGGAATGGGCGCGTCAGCGACACTGTCCGCAACAACATTATTGATACGATCACCTGAGCTGGAAGCAGTGCGCAGCTGATGAGCTACCGCAGACCAGCCCCGTATCATCTTACCCTGAACCAAGATCGGAAGACGGATCCAATCATTCGAGTCAGCCGCAATAGTATGGACGTACACCAAACCATTGATATCAGAAGGGATTTTTGAATCAGCTTCGTCAGTACTTCCAGGGAACCTCTCCAACACAGCGGGAGTAGGAATAGGTGTTGATACTATTTCGATTAAGGAGCTGGTATAAAGAGCCAATGCATTTGTCGTTGTGTTGGCAGGCGAGCCATCCTTAAGAAGAGGAACAACCTCTCCACCGGTCAGTGTCCCAGCATTTGGAGCGTCATTTATGGCTAATCCCGGCATCACTCAGTTTCCCAAAGAACATCCAGAACGGATCCCCACATCATGGGAACAGTCGGCGTCCACTGAAGCGTAGTTCCAAGATCTGGATCTGTTACTATCGGCGGCGGTATCACGTCTGGCGGTATCACTACCGGCAGTCTCGGCCCTCCGTAAGCCCCTCTCTTGTTAGGGTCGGCATAGAATAAGCGTCGATGAACTCCGGAGCCAAATTCGTACTCCAAGACCTTCCGCTTCTCATGCTCGCGCTCTGGGTCAACCGTGCGGACCCAATGCTCGAAATCACGAGTTATGTAGCGGACATTACCAGCCCCAGCCATTTTTAATACAGAACCCCGTAGTGCTTGCTGCCAGCGGGAATGGTCGCATTCATCACAGCGTCAGTCGGGAAGCTGCAAGGCGAAGCAGCATGCAAAGCAGTCAGCGCAGCAGTAGGCGTCCCATCAGGATTAACGTATTGGACTCCAGCCAGCCCATGGGCCTCCATTCCCTGTTCACTCGGCCATGGTGATGCCTGCGCCATGGCGGACGTGAAAGGCACCAGATCGTTGTAGGCAACCATCGCTGTGCTGCCAGGATTGGTGTGGCGAATTAAATCCCCTGCATTGGTCGCATAAACATTGCAGTCATAGACCATGCCATTCGGCAGGATCTCGTCCAGCTTGAGATTCGCAGGGCCGTTGAGGCGGGTAATGCAAGTGATCGTAGTCGCCCCACAGAGGCCGGCGCTGACGGGATAGGCAAAGATGTTGCCCTGTATGACATCCATGCTGGTGAGCCAGTTCAGCTCAGTTGGCAGCGTTGCCCAGCTCGCTGCCCACCGATCACTCGAATAGCCGCCGCAAGACGCGCCATTACTTGCCAGCTTGCCGGTTGTAGCGCAGTCCAGCGCTGAGCGACTGTCGGCATAAATGCCTACCGTATCCTTGCCGCCAACAATGGTATTGTTGAGGATACGCACGTTAGAGGATCCGGCAATCTTCAGCGCCGTCCCTACTGGGGCTTTGATGACGTTGTTATAAAAATCCAACGCGTCCGAGATTTCGTAAAAGAACGAAGTGCCTTCGCCGGCAATGCCGCTCCCCTCAAACGTGTTGTTAAACACCTTGGCGTCCCAGTTGCTCTGGTCGAACCAAACGCCGTGTGAGGAATTGTTGCCGAAGTAGCTATTTTTTATAACAGTATGGATGGTGCGGCTGGTTTTAATCGCCCCCGATTGCGGGCTGGAGGAGAACTCGTTCCAGGGGTCCATCCCAGTCATACGCACACCATCAAAGACCGCGCCATCGGTGTACACCAAATTAACGCCCATCCAGTTACTGTCGGTGATCGTAGCGTGTTCGATCTGCGTATCCTCTAACGCATCACTGGAGGTTCCCTGTAGGAACAGGGCAACGGTGACATCATCGATCACCACATCATGGAGCTTAAGCCGGTCAGCTGTCGGGCCGAGATCCAGCATCGACGCTTTGGCTTGGGAGTTGCAATAACGCTGCACGGTGAACCCGGCGAGTGTTACGTCAGCCGCCTGGACAGTGATGAAGTCCCCCAGATTGCAAACCGCAATCTCGTTCTGAGCAGCATCCTTAGTGGAAGCCATCAGGTAGACGCGATTATTGGTACGATCGACCCAGAAGCGATCTTCGTTGAGATCAGCCTTCTTCACGACCTCTTGGAGCTTCTCACCATCCACCCACACTTGGTCGATGTATTTACCAACGTTGTAGGGATAGACAGTGTCGGTTCCATTGAGGTTATCACTGCCGCTTTCAGTGCAGAACGTAATTCCAAAACCATTGCCGCATGGACGTGGGGTATAAGCGGCCCATTTATAGGTGCCTTCCTTCGTCCACGCATTGTCAAAGATGTTAACTGAGCCGTCGAAAACCACCGTCTCGCCTGGAGCTGCCAAAAGCTGGATACCGGGCTTTTGGATATAAATCTCGGTTCCCCACGACGAACCATTCAACGTATTCCCCTGGTTCTTGTAGGTGCCGCCCTTCACGATGATCGGATCACCATTCGCAGCCTTGTTGATGGCGTCCTTCAGGCTGGCGCAGGGAGCAGTCTCGCTGCAAGCCGTGCCGCTGCCATTGGTGGCCACATAACGTGGCGTGCCATCCAGATCTGCGACCGTGTAGGTCAGGGGTAAATGTGCGCCCGCATTGGCTGACGGATTAACCAAAGGCTCAGGAGGGATCGGCGGTTTGGTGGGTTTAAGGGTGAGAATTGTCTCGACACAAATCTCATCACCGCTCTCTGATGTAATACATTGCGAGTTGTGGCTTTCTTGCGCCACCCCAATCCCAGCCCCAAATAGCAGAGCGGCTACGGTAATAAATGATTTCATAATGCCCCCTACTTTTTCTTTTTGGTTGCCGAAGTTTCTTCCTCTGACCAATCCCATCTTGATGCAGCAGACGGATAACCTACGTGAACTTCTTCCTCTGCCTCTTCCTTAGGAGCAGGCGTCGGCTCTTCCTCAGTCTTCGTTTTCTTAGGCGCTGCCATTGCAATCTCCTATCGTTGCTGGAGGATTTTCTTCTCGTATTCGATCATATCCACGTCCATCACGAGAGTTGACGTGGTGCCAGCTGATTTGACTGCGCCAATTCCAACGCCCAGTCCTGCTAATGTCGGAATATTGGTCGTCATCGGAACTGCAATTTTTGGCAGTCCGTCGATATAGAAGGATGCGCTGGTTCCCTCCATATTAACGAAGATATAGTAATTACGATCTTCGCCAGCCGTGAAGACAACACCAGTATCGACTGCCGTTTCTGTTCCGGCCGCACGACAAACAGCTTCCCACTTGCCGCTATTAACGCTGTGCGTGTAACGGAAGAATACTCCGTTGGTCGCCACACCTACGGCAGTATCGAGAAAGCCCATCCGCACCGTGAAGGTATTGGTCCCGTCAGATAGGACAAGCTCCTTCGCCACGAAGTAGCAATGCGCCTCACCAAACCCGAGCCGGATAGGCACGGACGAAGTCGCAATAGCAGCAGCGCCTGTTGTGGTTGTCCCCAAATTCAGCCGCAGAACGCCAGGATGATGCTGGGTCCATGGAGTTACAGCTGCAACGTCCGCACCCGTTCCTGTAACCGTCGCAACAAAATCACCCGTGCCACCCGGCGTAGAGGCACCCCCAGCTATGCTGATCGGCGCTAAACAGTCGGTGTATCCGTAGATACTTGTGCGACGATGCGGAAAAGGCTCTCCTCTTAAATCCGGCGGCCCAGCTTCAGCATCATAGTTCATGCTGAATTGGTAGTTAGAACAATAATTGTTATCGACAATCTTGATACCGTAAGTGACCCCAGGAACCGACCCTGTGATGTGGAATGTCAGTGGGCTATGGCTGTTGGCAGGACTCACGGTATCAGCTGGATCGTTAGGCAACTTATCTGGTCCTGTCGCCTGCAAATAACTAAAACTGTTGTTGGCAAAAGTAAAATTATGGCTGTCATTGATACGAATTATGGCATCATTTCCGCCAACCGATAGGTCCGGAC